ATGACGCAACGGTATCGCAAATTCAAACGCACCTGGGGAATGTTTTACGCCTACGACAACCTCACCGGCAACTCGGTCAGCCTGAAAACCCGGGTAAAAGCTGAGGCCGATCAGAAGGTAAACGCCATGAATGAAGCGGAGCGGCAGCCGAGCATAAACCTCGGCCTGGCCCGAGTCTATCTCAACGCCACCGATCCGAAACTCGCCACCCGGACGTGGCAGGAAGTAATGGAGCACATCGTCGAAAAGAAGATTGGCGAAACACGCCGCCGTTGGGACGTCGCAATCAAAGACGAAAACTTCAACCGCATCCGCAACCTCAAGGTCGCAGAAACCCGGCCGGAACATTTCGATCGCGCTCTAGCCGACGCCAAAGTATCAACCAACGTTTACCTGCGCCGCGTTCACAATCACGCGCTGGGTATGGACTGGCTGCTCAAACCAGTGATTCCTCGTTTGCAATGGCCAAAGCCGATCTTCAAACCGAAGCGAGCTATCACTTTGGAGGAACACGCCGCCGTAGTCGCCCGCGAGCCAAACCCCGAGCGGCTCGATTTTTACCAACTGCTCTGGCACACCGGCCCTGCGCAGACCGACGCAGCCTGCCTCACAGCCGAGGATATCGATTGGGAGCACCTCACAATTTGCTATTCGCGCAAGAAGTTGAAATCGCGCGGCGGAAACATCCAACCGGCGCTCATCCGCTTCGGCGAAGAAGTCGCCGCTATCTTGAAACGCCGGCCACAAACCGGCCCCCTTTTCCCCTACTTGCGAACTGTACGCGCGGGAGACCGCGCCACGGAATTCAAACAGCGTTGCCAAGGGCTGAAAATCAAAGGCGTGACTTTGCATTCCTACCGCTACGCCTGGGCCGAGCGTGCTCTTAAATGCGGTTTCCCCGAGCGCTTCGCTCAGCAGGCCCTCGGACACAACTCAAAGGCTGTCCACTACGCCTACTCAAAACGTGCCGAGGTGACCGTGCCATCCCTGGACGACTGGGAGAAGCAGTGGAAGAAAGATCCGCGCGGTCTTCAACAGCCAAAGATCGTGCCTGTAGATTTTAAATTGCAGCCCGCCAGTCCGGCCCAAACGCCAGAGACGGTTCAGGCTAAATCAATTTGAATCCAGCGCCGAAGAGTCGAAGCTGCTAATCCGCCCATGGCCCCGCAGCGAGCCTTCGGCGGAGTTCTTGCGGCGCTCATTCTTCCGTCGCCAGTACGCGCTGATGGTTTTAGTCACGTCATCGAGCCAGTTGCGATCCGCCAGCAAAGCGAACAACTCGACAGCGCCGAAGTACTTCACCGCGCTTGGCCGAGGCTTACCAAGCGGACGCAGCTTGCCGGAACTGGCAAGGATAGCGACGTCCTCCGCCGAGCAGTTGAGCAGCTTGGCGACCTGCGTCGCGTGCAGGCGCGCCGGCAGGTCCTTTGCGGCCCAAGCTGCCAAACTCGCGGGACAAAGATCGTTACTCATAAAAACATCCTTCTATTCAAATCATTCCCCAACCCCGCGAAAGAATTGGTTCGTGCCTGTCATCGCAATTACGGCCGCCGAGTTGGTGCCGAGCGTCAGTTGGAACCCTGGCGCCGGAAACGCAGCCCAGTTCACCAGGTCCCTGGAGCTTTCGATCCGCAAACGGTTAGTATCGCAATCCTCGACCCCCAGTACAACTGCTGGACCGGAGTAACAAATGACTGGCACCGTGAAAGAGCCACCTTCTGCCGGAGCCACCGGCACAACAACCTTGTCATAATCCAAGACAACCTCATCAATCACATTGGTGAGCTGGATGGTCAGTCTGCCGGCACCGCTCTGCGCCAGCAGGTTTTGCACGCTCAACGCAACACAGACCGGCGCACCCGTCGCCAGCACACAACAGAAGAGCCTTCGCAGTTTTTTACTCATGCCGCTTTGGCTTGGGGCATCGCTTGTTTCAGCCTCTCACCAATTTCGTGCGCCGTCAGCTTGGCTGCAGGATTGTCGCTGAGTCGGTCCACCATCGTCGACACGGTCGCAAAGACGCCAGCTTCCTTCTGATGCTCCATGAGCCACTTAACAAACTGAGCATCAGCGGCCTGGCCCTGTGGCGTAGTAGTAAGAATCGCACGCGCAGTTTCCACTCCCTGCACCAGCGCCTCGTTGACCTTTCGATTTCGAACCTGTCGATACCCGTGATACAGACCACCGAGAGCCAGCGCTACGATGCTTCCGATGCCAGGTGCGAACGTATTAATAACCGATCCAGCCGCACCGATAGCTGCCTCCGCTTCAGGCTTGGCGACCAGGTTAGTCACTGGCACATGCACGAGATTCGTCACGAACACCGGCATAACGTTGGTAACAACCTCCATGACCATGTTCGTCGCCACTGCCTCCCTCGACGCATAGCCAGACACAGTTCCGCTCACCGCATTCGTGACGAAAACAATGTTCGTCCGCTCCGTTACAATCGGAACAGTGTTGGTAACCACGACCGTGTTTGTGAACACGCGCACCGTTGGCGCATTTGTCCAGGTCACCTCCTGATTGTACGCGCGGTCCAACGTCGAGCACCCGCTCAACCCGCCGACCGCCATCACAGCCGCGATACCGATCACGGCAACCCAAATCATTTCTGCTTTCTGTTTTCTACTTTCTGTTTTCATTTTAGGTTCCTTTCAAGTTTCAGCGTTTCAGAATTTTAGCGTTTCAGCTTTTAGTCCCTAGTCCCTTGGTCCCTTGGCCTCTTTTCTCCGCCTGGCCCTGAGTTCATCCCGGCATTGGCCCAAAACGTGAGTGTTGTTCTCCATACAAACGACGAGCTTGGCATTGGTCGCGCTCTGCTCCGCTACAACGCCCCGCAAGCTCTCCTGATAGCACTCCCTCGACTGCGTATGATGTTCGAGAAGGCGCTCATGCTGTTTGACGAAGTAGCGCACCACCCACACGCCAAACAGACCCAGCAGCACCAGGCTTGCAATGAATAGCCACCGATCATTCTGCGCTGCCGCGTGGTCCACGCTCTTGATCAACTCTGTCGCGTTCATGTTTCTTGATTTCAGCGTTTCAGCTCTTTCCCTAAATGCTCCACCGCCGATAAGGACGAATCATGGCGCTCACCTGCGGGAGCAGGGCCAATTGGCTGAAGGCAAGAAAGATTCCGCCACTGGGCCAATATCGAAGCAGACCAAGCTTGTCCCGTTGTTGGAACCAAACCGCGATCTGCTCGATCGCAGCCGTTTCGATATCAGCCGGCAGCGCGGTCTGGCCCGCGGAAGGCGTTGTGCCCGGCATGACATAACCACCCGTGTAAGTCACACGAGTGAGCTGAGGACTCAGAGCCTGAGGCACAAAGGACAGAGGAAGGATCAGTGACACGACACATCTCTGACGAATTAGATGATCCACGCCCGTTTGTTCAACCCATCCCTCAGCCTCAGTCGTTTTCAATTCGAACTTGCTGACAGTTTCAATCGGGTAACACCGCGCAACAATCTCCGTGCTCCTGGCCGCAAACTCCTGCGTAGCGCCAACAGTCCTCGCCAGCGTCCGATTGCACTCCCGGTCGAACCGGGCGCTGACGGCCTCGATAGCGCGAGTCAACAGGTCGTCATAATCCGTGACTGTGAGCGCGAGCCGCGCCTTAACAGTTGCAAGTTCGGTGAGCATGATCAGAAGCCCGAGAGTGAGAGCCGAGGACCTCTCAGCTCTCAACTCTCAGCCCTCAACTTTCTTAGCTGGCCGCCGTAATGAGCGCCGCCGTTGCATCCGCCGCCGCGTAATCGAAGTCGATTTCTTCGATGAAGCGCACGGCCAACTGATCATTCGCGAACCAGACATGTTCGCTGGTGTCGATCCGGGGACTTCCATGCTCGCCCATCCACCAGAACGACATCGCACCGAACACCGCCAGCGGCGAATCCGCCGCAGCACTGGTTCCGTAAGCTGTCAGCACATCCGTCCACACGATCGGATAACCATCAAGCAGAGCGGTCCCGTCCGGCAGTCGCTGATACACATTCGGCTCCGCGGCTGAGCGGAAGGACGGCAACCGCGTTTCCCACGTGGTGTCGAGGTAGTAGGCCGACAGACGTCCGCTCAACGCAGCCTTGTTCACCTTCGTTCGCAGCGTGCGAAAATCGTCCAGGGTAGCATCGCTCGGCTTCGTCTTCGTGGACGCGAGCACCTGCGTCTTGGCATTTTCACGCGCGATCTGGACAATGCCTTTGACACTTTCATAGCTGCCCCCGCCATCGGCCAGGAAACCCCAGGTATCCTCGGCTCGCGCGAATTCTATCGCGCCATAGCGAGCGAGGAACTGACCCATGAGCACAATGCTCTGCTCATCGATCTCACGAGGCAGTCGAACAATCCCACCAATTTTGTGAGACTCGAGCGAAGCAAACGTAACTGTCGGTGACTTCTCGCTGAACGCCGCCGACATCGCGATGGAACCGAAGGCAGGCCGCGAGCCCATCCGAGCAGGTCGACTGGTCCCCATCCCGATTGGGTAAGGCGACATGCGCCGGCGCACCACCCCGAATTCCGAGATCAATTCGCGGATCTCGCCGCCGTACTCGCTAGGCAGCGGGATATCACCCGTGTTAAGGGCCGTCCGAGTTGAGAGATTCAGCGTATTGCACGCAAAATCCATGAGCGCCTCACGCTGAGCCGGTACGGAGCAAAGGCCATTGAGGCGGTCGCTCTTGTGACAGTGAACGACAAGCTGTGCCGCCAGGTGGCGCGAGCATTCGTCACTCACAAGACCAGGAGCGCGGGTGCGCGGACTTGCCCCAGAGCGGCCGGCCATCAGGCGGCGCACATCTTTGAGCTGTTGTCCGAGCTGCACCGTTTCGTCCTGGAGCGTTTTGAAAGTGGCCGGGAGCGATTTAACATCGGCCCAGCCGCCTTTGATTTCCCCGAGCACGGTCTCGAATTCCTTGACCTGCTCTTCGGTAAGAGCCGTAGTGGTATTCATCAATTTGTGATCTTTCTATCGTGTGACCGGACGCACGCGACCGGTCGGGTTTAGATGACGCTCATGCCTTCTGCATAACGCGTCGAAGCTCGCGTGCGAGATCGAGCCATCGATTGTTGTAGCCGCCGACGCCTGCCTCGCCATAGCTTCTGAGCGAAGGCGGGTCAGGAGGCGGTGTTTCTCCAGCCCCGGCCAATGCGCGAAACAGTTCCATCGCCTCCCGCAAATCAGACCTGGCCACAGCGCCAGCCTTCAGTCCGAGTGCCAGCGCGTCAGGATTCGCCGGAATGGCCACAGCAGAAACCTCGAGCAACTCCTGTTCGAGATATCTCCTCCGCGGCGCCGTAGCCCTCTCCGCTGATGGCCCGACCGGCTCGATCGGAGAGGGCTGGCTGAGGTCGTTTTCTCCATTCTCCATTCTCCATTCTGCACTCTTCACTCCTTTGCCGTCCTCCCACCGCAGCGGGATGAACCCGACCGACACAGCATTGAGGAACCCGCCTTTGTACAAACCGTAGGCGATACGCGCCACCGGGTTCACCTCCGTTGCGAACTGGATCCTCTGGAACAGCGCCTGTCTCCCTTCGATATTCCGAACCTCGGTCGACGCAGCCCTGCCAAGGGTGAACAGGATATCCCCGTAATTATGCGCGTTTTGGAAAACAGGATTCTTCCGATAGGAATCAAGCCGCCAGCCGGCTGGCTCGATAATTTCATGGTAGCGGTCGAGTGTAGCCGTGCTGGCGACAAAATCCAAAATGGGTTGAGAGTCGGCAGTCGAGAGTTGATCATCCTGCGCGCCGGCTGGAGAGGCGACCGCCTCGCGGACCTCAACTTGCAGAAGCGTCCGAAGTCCAGGACGGCTGTCGTATAACGGAACGAGATCAGGAATTGTGTTCATCTTTAGTATTTGTTCCCGCGAAGCGCTCGATGGCTCTCAACCCTCAACTCTCAACCATCAACACTTCCGGCCTCGCCCACCCTAGCACTGGTTTTTGCCGGAATTAGCCGAAGAGGAAGGATCACCCAAACCGAGTCGCACACAGTCGTATACAGTCGTAAACAGTCGTAACTTTTCTTGAAAAAAGATTTTGACGAGTGCCCGGAGATAAACCGGAACAGGGACGTTTGCGTAGCACCTGGAGGTAGTGCAGATCTGCAGAATCACCTTGGGCGGACGTGACGAGCCGACATATGAACTGTCCAATCGAGCATGCGTAAGAAACCCAATCTTGAAGCTGGATTCACGCTGATGGAGTTGCTTGTGGTTATCGCCATTATCGCCATTTTATCAGCCTTGTTGCTGCCGGTCCTCTCCAAGTCCAAACAAAAGGCTCAGGGAGTTTATTGTCTGAACAACGGCCACCAGATGATGGTCGCGCTCACGCTTTACGGGGCCGAGAACAACGACTTCTTTCCACCGAATCCCGACGATGGCAACACCGTCCTCGGCCACAATTGGTGCGGCGGTCAGGCCGGGGTGGGCATGCCGCAGGAATTCAATCCCGACATCCTGAAAGACCCGAACCGGTGCTTGGTGGCGCCCTACCTCAAGGGCAACGTCTCCATGTTTCACTGCCCCGGAGACAAGCGCACCGGGCTCTACCAAGGCAAAGACCCCGCCTTGCTGGGACGGACGGTCCCGGCAGCGCGAACGTTCTCCATGAGCCAGGCGGTGGGCACCATTTGCCCGGGATTTGATTCCGGCGCCTCCACCGGAACGTGGATGCCCCACCGCGGCGCCCCGACCCTCGCGGTCAACGGCCCCTGGCTGGACGGCAGCTATCATCATATTCGGGATTCGCCGTGGCTCACCTATGGGAAGTTCGCCAATATCCATGCGCCCGGACCGGCCATGCTGTGGGTATTGGTGGACGAAGATGTGAAATATCTGAATGACGCTGCATTTAGCTTCCGGATGGATACGCCCAGATGGCTTGATATTCCCGGGACCTACCATAATGGCGGCTGTGGGTTTGCATTTGCCGATGGCCACTCCGAATCTCACCAATGGCAGAGCCCCAGTCCTAAAAAGCCTGCAGCGACCGTGAAGAGTCAACAGGACCGCAATAACTGGCTTTGGATGCGCCAGCGAACCTCAGCCCATTCCAGCGGCACTATGCCGCCACCCCGATAGCGCAAGCGCCCGTCTTGGTTCCCCGCCGGGAGAAAATCAGAGGCGAACAGGCGCTGCACCTGGCTCCGCTGACGCTCCGTCCGCATCGGCGAATGGATCGTTCATCGGTTGCTGCCATTAGCAGTCAGCGCTGAAGTGAGTCGCGAGAACGCATCCTAACGCCTCTCCATTTCTACTTTCTGCTTTCCACTTTCTGCTTTTCCCCGACTCTAGCACTGGTTTTTGCCGGAATTAGCCGAAGAGGAAGGATCACCCAAACCGAGTCGCACACAGTCGTATACAGTCGTAAACAGTCGTAACTTTTCTTGAAAAAAGATTTTGACGACCTTTGCGAGCCGATAGACAGGAAGCCAACATGCACCTACCAAACCCAAGTCTCCAACAGGAGCCAGCGTTAGGGTTTGCCCTTGCTCGCAGCCCTAATTATACTGCGCGGCGGCAACGTCATTCGCAAACCGCCACCCACACAGAAGGAAGCATGAAAAGCAAACTCACATTCGCACTATTTTCAGCGGCCGCGGTTCTCACCGTGAGAGCGCAAATTCCCACCACACCATCCACCAACGACCTTTGGGACATCAGCCAAGGCGTGACCATCACCACTAACAGCCCGTTTGACGCAGCTCTTGGAGGGCCAAACCCCTACGATGCGCGAGATATGTTCGGCGGAATGTTCGATAACTACATAAATGAGCGAGGACAGGTTGTTTTCGACGACGACGCGCCGGCGAATTTCGTTCATTTTGTTGAGTGGAGGACTGCTGCCCCGGTGACGATTCGTTCCTTCAACCTGTTTGCGTCAGGGGACTCAAATGGCCGGGAGTTCGCGCAGTTCACACTGAAGGCCAAGTCGTCAGGCTCTCCGACATTCGATCTCACGCTTTACACGTTCACGCCTGATCACCCATACGTTTGCGTTGACGGACAGTGCCCGCTGGTTGTTTCCGCTGACATCGAACCAATCACCGCGCAGGATTTTCGAGCAGAGTTCGCCAATCTTTCCGGGCAGTTTGGGCCTGGCCCTCGCATTGTCGAGCTGGACGGGTTCAGTCAATCGAAAGGGCCGCGGCTTTCGATCGCTGTTTCCTGCATTGATCTGTGCTGGGACACGATCAGCAACAAAACTTATCAGGTGCAGTATAAGTCGAACCTTACGACTAACGAGTGGACGAATCTGGGTTCGCCCGTCGTGAGCACGAACCTCAATACTTGTATCACGGACTCCGTTCGCGGACAGGAGCGCAGGTTCTACCGCGTCTTTGAAGTGCAATGAACGAGAACAATACGTAGCCAAGTCGCCGATCAAGGTCACTGCAGTCAAGATTTTGGTCTGTATTCAACTAACGGTTTTAAACAAAACCCAACCCAAATACGATTCACCCATGAAAACCAGACCAAGTCTTAACCTCCTCGTCGCCCCACTCGCTTGCGGATTGGCACTCACGTCCGCCCACGCGGCGAACATCACTCCTGCCGAAACCCGCGCCATCGCCAAGGAAGCCTATACCTACGGCTATCCGGTGGTGGATAGCTACCGCATTCTAAATGCTTACTTCGTAAACCGTGAGAGCCCCGAATACAAAGCGCCCTGGAACCAAATCCTCAACATCCCTCGCGTCTATACACCGGACGACAAGGCGGTGCAGACTCCCAACTCGGATACGCCCTATTCGATGGTCGGCATGGACCTGCGCGCCGAGCCCATAGTGCTCACTGTGCCACCGGTCGAAAAGAATCGCTACTTCAGCGTTCAGCTCGTCGACCTCTACACGCACAACTTCGGCTACATCGGTAGCCGCGCTACTGGCAATGAGGGCGGCAGTTTCCTCATCGCGGGGCCAGGCTGGAAAGGGCAGCAGTCGCCCAACCTCGTGAAGAGAGTGATCCGCTCGGAGACCGATTTGGTTCTCGCCATCTATCGCACGCAGCTTTTCAACCCCGGCGACCTCGATAATGTGAAGAAGATCCAGGAGGGCTACAAAGCGCAGCCGCTTTCGGCGTTCCTCGGTCAGCCCGCGCCGCAGGCGGCACCCATGATAGACTTCGTCAAGCCGCTCACGCCGAATACGCAGAAGACATCGCTCGAATTTTTCAACATTCTGAACTTCGCTCTACAGTTCTGCCCGACGAATCCATCCGAGGAAGAGCTCATGGCGCGCTTTGCCAAGATCGGCGTCGGTGCCGGCAAGACCTTCGACGCAAGCAAGCTCTCGCCCGACATGAAAAAAGCCATCGAGACCGGCATGGCCGATGCCTGGGCCGCGCAATCGGCCTTGAAGCAACGAATAGATGCTAAAGAATTGACTTCCGGCGACATGTTCGGCACGCGCGAACATCTGAAGAACAATTACGCTTACCGCATGGCCGGAGCGGTGATGGGCATCTACGCCAATTCGAAGCAGGAAGCGATGTATCCCGCTTACACCGTGGATTCCGAAGGCCAACCGTTGGACGCCGCCAAGAATCGATACACGATCCGCTTTGAGCCAGGCCAATTGCCGCCCGTGAATGCGTTCTGGTCGCTGACGATGTATGAGCTGCCGGCGAGCCTGCTCACGGCCAATCCGCTCAACCGCTACCTGCTCAACTCGCCGATGCTGCCTCAGCTCAAGAAGGATGCCGACGGTGGGCTGACCCTCCACATCCAAAACGAATCTCCCGGCAAGGACGAGGAAGCCAACTGGCTGCCTGCCCCGAAAGGGGCCTTCTTCATGGCCATGCGCCTCTACTGGCCGAAGGACGAAGCGGTGGAAGGCAAGTGGACAGCGCCGCCCTTGAAGCGAAAGGAGTGAACGGAGACCACACGCTGGAGACGAACTGCAAGTTCGCCTCTCTGTGGGAGGGGAATTCGGACATGTCGTTTACTCTTAACGTTGCGTTTTCGGCGACAGTCGCTCAACTTCATTTTCATCGATGGTTGCCATTCCTGATTAGCCCCGCAGTGAGTCGAAAAAAGGATTTCTCAATTTCTGCTTTCCGCTTTCTCACCAACCGGCTGCATCGCTGAAGGCACGTATCCCTGTTCGCCCCACGGCAGAGGCCGGAACCCAAGGTCAAAAGCTCGATTCAAATCATTGAACGGAATTCCCATATCAAACCCAGCCCGCGCCGCAGCCAGGCGAGCACTGCGAGCCTGGGTTAGCACCGGGTGATCCTCGACATCGAACCATCCATCCGCTTCAGGGTCGATCGACTTCACAACAACATCCTCCTCAGCCTCCAGCCGACGACACAACGGCACCACTCGGTTCTCGATGAAGTTGAGCCGCGCACCCGCCATCACATCGTACTTCGCATGCTCCGTCGCCGTGATGATCTCCTCAGGCACACCGAAAGCAGCGCAAATCTCGCCCCGCGAGAACTTGCGGTTCTCCAGGAACTGAACATCGCTGCTCGATAGCTTTGGCGTAACAATCTCAGCCCCGCCCCAGAGAAAGACCGGACGGTCAGCAATCCCAGGACCACGCTTGCGATCGCGCAGTTCTGCGAGGATCTGCTCGCGTTGCTCAGGGTCGAGCTGTTCGTCGGTCCGCAGCACTGCGCCAGTCTCGCCGTTGTTTTCCATGATCCCTTTCATGTGGAGCGACGCCGCGTAATCAGTGCTCGCAGATGCCGCCGCGGCCGCCAACGGGGGCATCCCGCGCCAGAAATCAAAAGGATTCGGCAGCTTTTCGAACCAGACTTCCTCCGGAAGAAAAACCTGGCTGGCGAGCGGCGCTTGCCGACCAAACCCTGTATAGCGCCAGCCGATGAGCTGATGGTCCTCAATGATGTGTTGGAATCGGGCCGGATCAAGAATCAGCACCGACTTCAATTGAGGTAGGGAGCGGTCTCCGACTGCACCGCTCCCCTCATAAATCGGAATCCGAAAACACTCGCCCCGCAGCATGAGCCAGATCACCCGCAATTCCCAATACTGGAATCGATTCATGTGCGCATGCGGACGTTTGTAGAAATCCACAAGCGGTCCCGTCGTGATGAGCTGCTCGCCAGCAGCGCTGCTCGTTGAAAAACGAAAAGGAATATTGGAAACCTGCTCCGCCAGAGCATTGATAGCGCGGTACACCCACACCACCTGCTGGTATGCGTTCGAGAGCACCGTCCCTGTCCGATTGTCATCCGGCCACAAACCCGCAGCCAGCGCATATTGAGTCGCATCCTTCTTCACGCTCTCCCGTGAAACAGAAATATTAAATCCAAAAAGTCGCATAGTTTCTACTTTCTGCTTTCTGCTTTTCCGTGAATCAGCTCCCGTTCCGCAGCTACGCTCCTTCCGTCCGGCAAAACCTCGCCGCGCTTCAGCCGCTCCAGCATTGTCTCGCGGCTGATTGCGCCTGCCCGCCAAGCGGCAACTACCGCAGTGATCTCGTCCCCTGACATTGCACGAGCGTTCAGGTCCGTATTCATCTCGAACTGCGCCCGACCGGCCAATCGCTCCAGTTCGCCACCTTCAATCCACCACTGCGCCAGTTGCAGCACGCGCGAGAGCGACTGGTTCAGATTCGCCACAATCGAGCCCAGCCCACTCAGCGTAGTGGAGGGCTGAGAGTTGACGCTTGATGAAAGCATCTCCGCCCCGAGCAGTGTCATTCTCCGTTCCACCTTTTCGATCGCGCGCTCCAGGTGCGACAGCCCCCTCCCACTGAACTCCAGGAAACCAGCCGAGGCGCCCGCCACTTCACCCATCCACGCGCTGCTTGATCCGATCCGCAAAGTCGCATCTTTCTCAAATCCACTCACCCAGGCAGTCGGCAACGCGGTGAAGTGCAGCCCGTGCTTGTAATCTGCATCAAGCCGATAGTGATCCAGATTGGCAGCAATGATATCGGCCAGCGGTAGCTGATCCATCTCAGGCCGCGAATGACGTGGCCCATGAAAAACAAACGGGATAAAAGAAAGCGGAACACCATCGCGCTTTACCGATGTGCGCTGCTCCAGCATCCACTGACCTTCACTTGTCACATCAGAGGCCTCCGACGAAGACAGGTCGCGAAGCTTCCAGACCTCCTCAAAACATTCTGACCCTATGAGCTGCAGCACCCGCATTTCTGCTTTCTGGGTTTCTGCCTTTTCGCGGAGCACCACACCCGTCAGAACTATCCGGCCGTCCATTCGCGAGACCTTCCAGTTCAGAATGTCCTCCGCTCGCCAGAACCTCACCCAGGCTTTTCCGTCCTGCGCGTTTCCCAACATAAGCGTCCCGCCGCGCCCGACAGAAAGCACTTCACTCACCACGCACCTCGCATAACGCTGGAAGTCGGTTGCCCACCCATCACAGTCCTCCACAAAGGCCTGTAGTGTGGCGTCGGGGGAAATCCGTTCACACTTCTCACCCGCTGCTCCTCGCTCCACGCTGACCACTGGCGCCCGCCGGAAGATCAGATCGAGATACTCCCCGAGCGTCCGCCCCGTTGCATTGAAGAAGGCAGCTCGCTTTCCATACGACACATATTCCTCGTTCGTTTGTGAATCAAGACGCGGAAGATACTTCTCGCCCGCCGCTTTGACCGTGTCCTCGCCAGCCAGGACATCACGCGCACGCTGCCAGGTCGGAAACGCAGCATCATATTCCGGATGGGTACTGTTGACAGTCATCGTTCAGCTTTCTGGCTGTCGCCAGCGTAACATCGGTTTTTCCAGAAAAGCCTAAACTGGGAAGCACGCCCAACACCGAGTCGCACACAGTCGTATACAGTCGTAAACAGTCGCAACTTTTGTTAGAAGAATTCATTGACGACGCTCAGACGACCGACGCCTTTTGCCTTGCTTGTTCAACCGATCATACTAGAAAACAATCTTTGGATGAGGACAAAGATCTCGAACGTTGCGGCCCCGCCTCGGCGGACCCACTGACATGGATCATAAACTCTTTGGGCCATTGGACTATCAAGACAAGCGTCATTTCGATGCCGCCCAAGGCTGGCTTGAACTTGGTGACTGTATCCAGGCGAAGGAAGAGATCGAAGGCATTACAGCGGAAATGCGTTCTCACGTGGCGGTGCTGGACCTCCGATGGACGATTTATTCCGAGACCCAAAATTGGCAACTGGCCCTCGACGCCGCAAGAGAGCTCGTCGAGATAATGCCAGATAATTGTCTCGGTTTCGTTCTGTCGGCGATCGCACTCCACGAAATGAAACGCACCAGGGAAGCATGGGATGTTTTATGGCCTGTTGTGGGGCAATTTGACGAGGCCATTATCCCCTACAATCTCGCTTGCTACGCCTGTCAACTCGGAATGCTCCGAGAGGCTCGTGATCTGATAATGAGGGCGTTTGACTTGGACAATAAAAATGAGTTTCGAAAATTGCTGTGGCAAGACCCAAACCTAAAACCGCTCTGGGACAACCTCGGTCAAATCTGAGATCTGACAATACATAATTCGCCAGGCCACGAGCCGTGACCTATTTATGAGCCCTGACCCACAATCTGAATCGGTCAACTCCCTGCAGGCAAAGCGAGACGTCTTTGTCCGAGTGCTTCGGTGCGTTATCGGCTATTGCACTCTCAGTTGCCTTACGCTTCCTTTCGTTGGTCTTGTTTGGCTCGGGGAACTGCCGGTTCTGGCTTTGGTGCAGTTGCCGAAGATTGCCCTTGCCGGTTGGTTGCGCACTCAGGTAGTGATGAAAGCAATCACCTTTCTCGGTTTCTCAAGAGGCTCATTCTCTCCAGATTATATCTTAGCGCGTCCCTACGCGTTGGCGATTACCTACCTGATTCCGGTAATAATCCTTCTATTTATCGGCCAGCGCCTCGTTCGTCCTGTCGATGCGCGGCGTGGTTTTGTGATGCTTGCGCTTCTCGTAGCGATGGCCGCGGATTACGTGTTCACGATTATATTCGCCGAAGGGCGCTTACTTACAATTTACTGAGTTCTTCTTGATCGGGAGCGCTCGTTCCTTGAATCTAAACATAAGCTACATTATGAGGCTGGCTAAAAGACCACGCTTGGCGCGACCGTGATCACAGAAGCCATTTACAACGCCCTCGTACTGATCAACCTGTTTTTGATCTGCGGGAGTTTTTGGCTCGGCCCTAAGATCACTCGTGCCTGCCGGGTTGTCCTGTTACTCACCGCAGCCGGGCTTTGCGTCATGTTCTATTCTCTTGTTACTCTTCTTGAGGCTGGTCCCGCTCTCCCAGGCTACATGCTGGGCGTTAAGGTCCTCCTCGTGGCGATCACTCCGCTTCTGCTGGAGTTTCTGCTACTTCTCTGGATCTATCGAAAGCGCCTTCATGGCAAATGAATTTCTATGAAAGAACGTAAACTACTTGAGGAAGCCGGGTTGCTCATCACAACGGAATGCATTGCCACCTCATCGCACCGCTTCCCGCTCCGGAGTATAAAGACTATTGACCTCAGATCAGCCGCTGGAGGCACTCTCGCGTTACTCAGGATCAAGAAAGTCCCCTATCAGTTGATCGTAGACGACTTCAGGCAGAAGGTCATCATTCTGGAGACCTTCGACCACGCGCTTGTCAAAAGAGTCATGGCAGCAATCACAGCCGCTCGAAACAGCTACATCCCCCAGCACAAATTAGTCAGAAGCCGATAGCCAACCATATTTGGTCAGTTGGCTGTGTTCCCAATGCTAGGCCTAGCAGATCTCGGCTTAAAGTCTTTGGCAAGACGCTCCGCCTGTTCGATCATGTCCGGCGTCATTCTCTGGGCTAGCGCCGGCAGTGCCCGATTGTCACCCTTCCCCTGAAGAAGCGCGATAGAAACCCACTTATGAGCTTGGATCAAATCGAGGTTCGTGCCCTTACCCATTGCGAAAGCCATTCCGAGATTGAACTGTGCAGAACCTTGTCCACCTTCAGCAGCGCGCTGCAGCCATTGGACGGCTTCTGTATCGTTCGTAGATGTGCCCCGCCCATTCAGAAGCATGAATGCAACATGATATTGCGCCAAGGCATGGCCCTGTTCGGCAGCCCTGCGGATCCACTCAAGAGCCAATTTATCGTCCTTTGCAATACCCCGGCCCTCCATGTAGCACAGTCCCAGGTGGAGTTGCCCTTCAGCCCAGCCTTGGTCGGCCGACTGCCGAAACAGCTTCGCCGCCTGGACGTCATCCGCAGGTGCCGATTTCCCACCATTTGCATAGTACGAGCCGAGCACGTCCTGAGATCTCGGCTCACCAGACCCAGCCGCCTTCCGGATCCACTTCATAGCCTCCGCCTCGTCTTTTGCAACTCCTCTCCCGCCGCCATAGCAAAGAGCGAGATCATATTGGGCCTGCAAATTTCCGCGTTCAGCGGCGGCCTTCGCAGTTCGAAACATCCTCAGTTCAGCTTGTGCGTATGGCTTTTGCAGTGCACGCGGGATGATGAGCGCACCGGCGACCAGCGTCGCACAAAGAACAAAAAGTGTTCTCACGCCCATACTGCGCCGACGATACCGCCCTGGAGGAGCGGCCAAAAGGAAAAACCAATCCAGAAAAACCGACAGCCAGGGGGGAGCTCCGCGCTAGCACGCGGGCCAGTCCGCCTTCCGCCAGATCCCCATGCCTCTTGACAACAAACCCCTCAACAATCACGCTCCACATATGAGAAGGCCGTCCTGCATCGACTTCACCTTTGCCCACTTCACTTCACGCCAAACAAACTGTTGGGCTGTATGACATTCCCCGCACATTTGAAACTCAGCGCGGCGGTCCTCGCCGTAGCCTGCACAGCCGGGATTTTTCAAGCCCACCACAATGCACAATTGCGCGATCAGAACCGCTTGCTCCAGCAGCAGCGAGCCTCGACGCTCGAGCAATTACAGATACTGCAGCGCGAGCGCGACGAGGCAAACAGCAGGTTCGCGTTGTTAACAAAGCGGCAGTCCGCCTCGAATGCGCCCGAGTCGGATCAGCAGTTCCGGCAGTTGCTTCGATTGCGGGGTATGGTCGGTCTTCTCAAACGGCAGTTGGCCGAAGCAAATCACCAAGCGCTACCGGCTGGTTCGGCACTTGACCTTGTGCAAGCTGGCGAGGATATATTCTGGCAGGATGATTCCATACTCCGCGTGACGAAGCGCGATGGGCTTTCGCTTAAGGGCATTCAAATCGTCCGCCCATCACCTGAAGGCAAATTGATGACCCTGACAGCGGACACCGGCACGATTTCATTAGGGTCTATAGAGGATCCCTCCGACACCAATTCCGTAAAGGTCACCCTTCACGATGCGTACGGCGAGACAGCTGCACAGACCTCAAAAACGACCTTCACGGCGACGGAGATGACGTTCGTTTTGAAAAAATGATGCCGCTTAACTTAACCCCACCAAGCCCAGGGGAGACGACCGCCCCGCGCTAACGCGCGGGGCGGTCGTCTCCCCTCACCCAGATGCCGCAGCTCCGCTGCTTATCTCGTTGTTAGTGCTCATTCCTTTCGCTTCTTCAATTTCCTCCTCGCCGTCGTTCACTTCTCTGTCCACGACCTTGTGAACTACCGTTTACCATTTCGCATCCTCCCGCACTCCACATCCAGAGTAATTCGGTGAAGTATTTAAACTTCAACGTCCCAGTCGCAATTCAAAGTCCAAGATTCATCGAATTAGCCGTAGTGGGATTTCAACGGTCCCCGTGTAAACGCACACCAAACCGCTTCGCGTTATCGAACACGCCTTCCAAAAGCTGGCATTGTAAATACCGTTCGACGGGGCATGTCGGCGCGGCACACCCTTCGGGGGACACCAACGTAGATTGTAATTTGAACGTCCGTTCCGCCTTTATGGTCGTGGTGCCGCGCCGCCAGCCCCTGCATTCTGCCCTGCCATTCAGCCCCGCCAAATAATGGATAAAGACAAATTAGTTGGCGCGGCATCTGGCAGGGCACCCCTTCGGGTCCTCTAACGCGCAAGTAGCCCAACAATAGACGACGCCGCAACTAGTCGCACGTTGGTTTCACTCCGTTCGTGGCCCGGCGGGCAGCAGCCATGCCAGCCCTCCAATAGATGGATTTAAAGAAAAATTAGTGGAGGGCTGTCATGCCTGCTGCTCCGTCCGCCGGGCCACTCACTTCGTTAAAGTAAATTATGGTGGGAAGACTCTCCGGGATTGCTGCGTCCTTTTAACTTCAACATCACAGGTGCTATCGGCCTCCCACACCATTTTTTTTATTTTCTTCAGGGAAAAGGTGATGAAGAAAATAAAAAAAATAGTGTGGGAGTCTCGCAGGCTCTGGCGTCTGTTGGTTGGTATCCGTTGGGAGCGGTTTCAGTGTCGTGTATTAGCTCTCTACTTTCGGCGTGTTACTGAGCCGGTTCGGTTTTGGCAGGCTTGTGGTTCTCCGTTACAGTTCCGCCCCAGTCTTCCGTGGTGGCAGCCGTTGGTTTGGCGTTGGCTCGTTGTTAGCCGTGCATTCGGTCCAGTTCATCCGTCTAGTTTCCATCCCCTTCGTCGGTCGTCCAGGTCCTCCAGGCGCAGCGCTTAGCATACTAGCGCTTTCGCTTCGCGCAATTTCAACGCCAATGCTGAAAGTCAATGCGCTGCTCACAATGACAATTTCCAGAACGCTGCCAATGCGCACATTAACGCCAAGTTTTATTAAGGTGAATCCGGCCAAGGACGTGACAACACCCCGGGTAACAAGTTCCACAACTCCGTTCGTCCTCCCGTCCCGACAGCCCTTTCATTAACACCTAACTTCAGTTAGGTGAATCCACGGAAGAACGGCACATCAACCGTTTCAACGGTTTTCATTTACAATGGCAAAACCTCAATTGATCAAAGCCCATCATCAAACCCGGCAACAATTCTAAAAATGCTTTTTGCAAAGCGGTTAACACCTGAAAGCTCATTGCGCGATTCGAACAGACGGGTTCTTTCGAACCCCGTATAACACTTTCAAGTTCTCAGTGCATCTCTGCGTCCAAGGTCATTCGAAATAGTCGCTGGTGAAATCGAGTCTTTCCTTTAATCAAACGCGCCAAAGCGCAAAGACAAGATCAGCCACACTCCCTGGGGGAGTGTGGAAAATTCAGAAACGCCCAGAACAAACACAATGTTAGGCTTCGCACAGGTTTGAAAAACGAAACCAGAACTCCGTTACTAAGGTCTCACCGCGCACCCCGCCTCCGTGCCTCGCCGCCCCACACATCGCAAGCTCGTGTGGGGTTCCAGGCTACTGTCCCCCCTCCCCCGTGCCAGCTCACTCTGCTTAGGGACGTCACAACCCAGGCACGGGGGAGGGGGGACAGTAGCCCGGCTAACGGCACTCCGGCGGCCCCCACCCCCCTTTAGGAATTCAAACTTCAGTGCTTCGCAACAATTTGGTTTCGCTAATCGCGCTCTTAGGAATCTGGCTCGCGCTGCTCGAAAGTGTTGTAAAGCCGCAATGCGGCTTCGTTGAAAACAACTGCAATAAAGGCCAGTCCGGCTCGGACCGAGACTCACCAGCTTTTCCTGCGCTCCGACTCCACTTCATTCCGGCCCTGGCGGACGCCCCAGTGATGGTTAACAGTTTTTTATGGTGGCCGTCCGCCAGGACCTCATTTCGTTCCGCTACACTCCGGAAAACTGGTGAGACTCGCGAAAACTAAACACATATTTAGTCTCACCTCTAGCCGTTCACCGTTCCGTGCCTGGGCTGCGGAGCGACAAGTCAGTAGAGGTTTTTATCAGCGCCCCGCAGCCCAGCACTCCACTATGAACGGCCAGAAGTGAGAACAGGTTGATGGAAAGGCGTCAGACTCCGGGCTTTCGACAACGCTGCGCTCTCCACTACGTTCCGTGTCGAAAGCTCGGAGACTGACGCCTTGGTGTAAAATTAGTGCGCCCGTCCATCGAACCGGCGTAAAAGGCCCCGCTCGGATCGATCGACCGGCGCAACATCGTTTTGACGATAAAACAACACCGCAAGCCATCAGACCGCGACCCCGCGCACAGTTTTAGCTTCGCTTCGTTCGAGTGTGATCATGAAGCATGCTTCCGACTCACAGACACAAGGGGCTGTTATATTCAATACCTCCCCAATGCCGTTTCCCGCTCGCGGGAACCCTCGGCAATCGGGTCCCCGCCGCCTCATTGCATACGTCCCGCAAGGCGGGACCTTCGGCGGCCCGGTGTATTGATATATAACACCCCTTGTGTCCATGAGCACTGGCCCGCCTGTCACGCTCACTGCTTTCCCCTCAACTCTCAACTATCAACTCTCATCTGTTCGGGGGCAGCGCGCGCGCCAGACGGTCCCGCATCCTTCACGCCACACATTCACTGCGCTTTCTTATTTTGATCAGGCGGGGTCGCTAAAGGGGCTCCTCGGCGGAAAGCGCTCAGACCGCACTTCCACTTTCTGTCGCTCTCTCCTTCAAAGCTGTCCCGATGGCTGTAACCACGTCTGCCAGGCCCTCCACCCCGGCCACCTTCAGGATAAACCTCTCGGCGCGCAGTTTCTTCGCGCGTTCTAGGTGGGACGCCGTTTGCCAGCCGCTCCAGACAAATACCCTCAGGCTCTCGCAGCCAGGTGTCGTGCGGATCCACTCCAGTACTGTGAAACCGTCCACCTTCGGTAGAGTAAGATCCAGCAACACCAAGTCCGGAAAAGGATTTGCTCGGCGGTCACTAAAAGGAGGCTCACCCTTGAGGTAAGATATCGCTTCTTCACCGTCGCTCACGAAATGAAACGCAACACTGATCGGAGCCCTCCGTATAGCGGCCTTAAACAGACACACATCGTCCGCATTGTCTTCAACAACAAGGACACTGGGTTGTATATGCGCGACTGCAGCCATTAAAACTCAAAGGCACGCGACACTACATTATTCTGAGCCCTTAGCAAGAAAGTCGCACTGGGGTAGCCACCCCATCCAAGCACCTGCTCCTCACAGCCCCCTCAGCTTCCTCTGCGTCAGCACCCGCGACTTCGTCGCGACCAAATACCGGAAACAATCCGCCGCATCATCCCCGCCCACACCATCCTCATCCGCATCCACCTTCAGCACATCCTCTGGCCGATTCGGATCGTGTTGCAGCGAAGGCAGACACTCGATGAGCCGCGCACATCGTTCATGAATGAACAGCCGCGGCGGCACGCCATTGGCCGGATCGCCCAACCGATGCAAAATCTCGGCCCAGCCGCTCACACGTTCCGTGTTTGCGCATCGCAAAGAAATCCCAAGCTTCCCATACTGGGAAGCCACCGTGGATCCGTCGCTCTGCTTGCTGAACACATCCGCCCCAGCCACGAACCGTTTCAGGTCTCCCATCTCCAAGCTCCTTGCTCCCTGCTTGTGCCTCCTCAGCATAGCTTGGATTGCCGGCGCATGCCTCTGCGGCAGCCACATCCTTTCCGCATGTTCATCTACGATGAACAAATTCCCGTCTCCATCGCGGCAGCCCAGGAGCACGACCGTGTAGTGCGTGAACCCATAGTCCATCGCCGCAAACCATTCCACCGCGCGCGAGTCATCGAATGACGAAATCACATGCACTTCCCGACGCAACGTCGTGAAGAACTGCCCGGCCGCAATGTCCCAGTCCCCATCCAGCCATGCCCGTTTCTGCCATCCGGTCAGCCCTTCCAGCACCTTGGTGTATTCCGGATTGTTGAACCTGTTGTCAGTCACCCGCGCCGGCACGAAGATCGTTTCGCGTCCCGGCTGCCAGCTCGGTCCCCTCTCCTGGGGGAGAGGGCCAGGGTGAGGGCGAGCTTTTTCATTCTCCATTCTGCATTCTCCACTCTCCATTTTGAGATAGGGCACCACAAACTTCGCCCTGTACCACGCATGCCCAATCCCTCCGGGATTGGTCGTCGAATAAATCCGTGGCCTCCAGTTCGACTTGCTCGTTCGACAACACGTCGAAATGTCCTGGTGCTTCCGGTTTGACAGCGTCGTCGCCTCCTCAATTCCGATCACGTCGTACTCCAGCCCGAGATACGCATCGATGTCCTTCTCCGCTTGGAAGTGGCCTGCAATAATCCGCGACCCGTTCTTGAACGTTAGCACACCCCGATACGCCGAAAACTCATGTTTGAGCTTCGAAAACAGCCTCTGCCTCAGATCCTCAAAGTGCTCCATGTTCGCCTTGCCCACTTTCCGCAGCAGGAGGCACTTGAGCCCCGGCACTCGCTGACAGTCGTCAGCCCCCATTTGCGCCAGCAGCCAGTGCGACTTCCCACCGCCACGGGCCCCGCCGTAGCCGACTGCCGTTGGCCCGTCGGCCTGGTCACACATCCGTGCCGCTGCCGACGCCGCAAGCTGCCTTGCCTGCAAGGTGATGCCCGCCCGTCCAAAGTTGATGATTTGGTCAGACGGACACCCGGCTGCCAGACCCGCGCTCGCATATTCCTCGTAAGCCGTCATCGCTTTTAGAGTTTTATTCTGCATTCTGCGCTTCTGCGTTTTCCTTAGCGCCCTCGGTTACAAGCTGCGTCGCCTCCACATCCCGCACCTCGCCGTAGATCTTTCGCACGGCAGCCTCAAATTCCACCATGATTGGCCCGCCATCTTCCCCCGTTATCTCCGTCTTGTCCGTCGCCATGCCACAGGCCAGCCGCCCAAGCCTGCTTGCCAGGTCCAGAATCCTCGCAATCCCCTCCAGCGATCCGCACCTGTCCGGGTCCGCCAGCCATCGTTCGATGGCTGTTTCAGCCAGCTTCACCAGCTTGCACCGCGCATCCCACTCCTTCTCCTTCTGCTCCACCTGCCGTTTTACCCAATCCATACCCTTAGCGGTCGCCAGCGCGGTCGCTGCTTCCCGCTCAGCTACAGCCATGTACGCCGCATGCGCCTGCACTCGAGTCCCCCAGTCGAACTTCGCCGACCATCGCCTCATGAGCTGATCACTCTTCGCCAACTTGCGAGCCACGGCGGCAGTTGACCGTTGCGGTCCCAGACTCAGATACAAGCTGAACGCAGCGAACGCTTTACTGCTTTCCTTCGGTAATTGTTCAAACGGTAGTCCCATCTTTGTTTCCTTTCTCTGCTTTATTTCGATTTCCGATTTCACTTTTCAGCTTTTCTCAGAATGGAGCGTCCTGATTTTCCTTCCTTTCCCTCAGTTCTGAAAAAGTTCGGCGTATGGATTGACCCTTCCCCTTCCACCAGTGGTACCGTTCAGGCGAGTTGAAAGGAATCACCAGATCCCCCGATCCTGTCAGATACGGCAGTTGAACTGTCCTTGGGACGCTTGGGACACCTGTTTCGAACTGTTCTTGATGTTGAACAGTTGGGACGCTTGGGACGGGTCCTCGATTATCCTTTATATATATGTACTGATCTTTTTCTTCTATACGTAAAAGATAAGTGCCCGTCCCAAGTGTCCCAGAAGTACCCGTAGCCTCCTCAGTCTCACCTTTTCCACCCTCTGTCCTGCCTTCTGGACTTTCGAACACGCGTCCCAAGCGTCCCAAGAGGTCCAGTTGCACAGCGGGGAGGGTTTTTGCCGACGCTACTCTGACTTTGATCGTTTTCGGTCGGCTGTCACCTGCCAACGCGAAAATCCCGCTCCGATGCTTCCGGTCGCCAGGGAAAACACAGCACCCGAATTTCCCCTCTGGAGAAATTCTGAGGTGTTCGCCGGTTCGGTCCTGTCCGGTTTCGGCGCAGGCCGGGCACTGTCCCTGCCAACCACCGCCGCCCAGTTGGCGCAGCTTGTTCAGTTTGGTTCGGTCCAGGCTCATATCAGCGCCGACGGCGTCGGCCCTCCTTCCTCCATGATTTTCACGCCCCGGAAGCCACGCTGCCCCTTGCCATCGCGTTCCACACTGTGGCCTTTGCTCACGCCGAAAATCTCCAGCATTAGGCCCTCCAGTTGCCGCTGGACCTCCGTAATAGGCAGCGCCTGCCACCGTTGCTCCGGGCAAAAGGCTGCGTATGCCTCGATCAGCTCGCTGGTGGTCACGTCGCCGTAGCTGTCCACCTGGACACGGGCCTGCAGGAAGTGGCGCAAGCTGTCGCTCTCGGCCAGAAGAGATTCAACAACTCCGCGCTGTCGTGGGGTCAGATAGAAATCCCCGCCTTCGTCGGGGATTTCCGTAAGAAGTTTCTGAGCGCCGAGAAGCGCCCAGTTCAGGATCCCGCTCCCTTCGGTCCTCACCAGGTGAGCGCCAAAATCCGGAATCCGTTTCGGCGGCGGAGGGGACTCATATCTCACGATCGTAATCCGCCGTTTCCAAGCTCCGACGTCCCCTTGAAGACGCACTTTCAGCCGGGCGTTCGAGGTGATCACCACGTTGAAGTTGCCCTGCACCTGGAAACAGCCTGTGCCGCCTTTCTGTTCGGCATCAAACCAGTCGCCTCCCACCAGCCCTTTCAGTACAGCAGCACCCTTGGTGCTCAGAAAGTCAGCCTCCACATCCACCCCGACCAGGAGAGTCTTTTTCAGATACCGGAACAGTTCGAAACGCTCTGCCAGCAGTTTCGTCCGGAGTTGGGTCACGTTCGCCATGCCGACCAGGCCTTGCATGACGTTGGCAAACTGCGTTTTCCCCCGGCCGGCTTCGCCATCCAGGATGAGCAGCCTCTGCGCCCGGTTGTAACCGAGCAACATCATGCCGGCGAACTTCTGTAACAGCTCCACGTCGTCAGGTTCCACCGCCGGCAGAACCAGTTCATTCAGAAAGCGCTCGCACTTCGCGCTCTCATCGAAAGTAATCGGTGACCGATTGCGCGATCGAAACTCCGCCGAGAACGGTCGCAGTTCCGCGTTGCACCCATTGAAAACGATCACCCCGTTCGCCAGGTGCACGATATGCCGTGCTCCCGTGAATGCTCCACGTTTCTCTGAAATTCCGCGCAGGTGAGCCACTATGTTGTTTAGAGTGGTCGCTGTTCTCCTCTTCTCGAGGTCGAACACATTGGCCTGGCGGGATGCTTCCAGCATACGGCTGGAGATTTTGTGCCGAATGGCATCCGCAGATTCGACCTGATAGAGCCCCGTTTCGCCCGAGTAGGCGTAGAAGCTTTCCTCCTCCGCCTCGTAAAGAATCTCATTTTCCAAAGCGTGCATGCCTGCCCAGTACGCCTCGTTGATTCCAGTGATGCCGCCTTTGTCATTCGTGTAGAAAGGATGCCCATAAAGCTGCTTCAGCTTCGCATCACCGCTTTCGATCCACGGCAGTTCCCATCCTTTCGGCCACACAATTTCAGAGAACGCGATTGTGAGCGGCGACACGTCGCGCACAAGGACATAATCCATCCCTGCGGGATGACGGCCGTAAATCGTTGAGAGCCGTTTATCTGCGCGCCACTCGAAATGCTTGTCAGCCGGCGTGCAGCTCTCAGGAAATTCCCCTTTCATCCTGAGCCACAGCATTCCACCTCGGCTGCCTCGTGACCGAGTGGTACCTACCAGCGCAGGATTAACGGCCAGGAATGCCGCCAAATCCTCATCGCGGTCGAAATCAATTGCGCAAAGCCCGCCAGAGGCTTTGCCCAGGTACACAGCCACGTTGACCTCCTGAACAGCGAATATCGCCCGATATGCGTTCGTTTTCGTGGACTCAAACGGCCGCTCGACGTACGTAACCAGTGGCCTCTTCGTTCCCCATTCGCAGGGGACAAAAAAGGCATCCTCACCGAAAAGACCGGTTAGGTGGTCTAGGACAACCGGCCCCGTTTTTAGTTCCGTATAATTTCCACTCATGTCACTTTCATCACGTGCACCGGCGGCGAACATATATCCTAGCGGCTCTGGCCCTGCTCCTGGGTGCCGGTGTTTTCCTCGCAGTGCATGGAAATAAGGAGCCACGCTACAAAGGAAGGAACCTCACCGCCTGGATCCTGATCTATAGTCCCCTGATAGGAGAAAGTGACACGCGGACCAAACAGGAGGCGCAAATCGCCATCAACGCAATCGGCACCAACGCTCTGCCTTATTTGCTCAAGTGGCTCACCTACGAGGAGAACAAGCGCTTTGCTAAGCTCCGCGGATACCTCCCGCCCATTCTCCAACAAACCATATTCGGAAATTGGTTGGTAAGACCTGACAAGGTATTCCGCTCGTATTCCGCACAGGAAGCCTTCCGCGCGCTTGGAAGCAACGCTTCGCCGGCAATCCCTGAACTTACGAGGCTCGTGCAAAGCACCAACTCCAACAATGACCTCGCCGCTAACCGGGCAATCTTCGCGCTGAGGGAGTTGGGAGACCTGAGCATTCCTGTTTTGGTAAACAGTCTTTCTCTCACGAACCTCCCAACGTCCAGACGCGTGTTTCTCTCCAAGGTCCTCGCCGAAAAACAATCCTTTAACGGAGACAGAACCGCATGCATCAGGCCGCTCATTAACTGTCTTGAAGATCAAAATCCTCTCGTGGCCGCGGGCGCAGCGACTTTTCTTGGCAACCTTGGAATAGAAGCCGATTCTGTGATCCCTGCCCTCGAAGCGGCCGCCAACAAGCATGGTCACCAAGTCCGAGTCTTCGCCATCGATGCCATCGGACGATTTGGACCGAAAGCCCGCTCTGCAACGCCTTTCCTGGTAAAGGCATTGGCCTCCACGATCCCCACAGAGGCTGAAGCAGCCACGAATGCCCTGCGCCAGGTTGCGCCCGAAGCACTCACCAACGCACCTGCTCCGTGAGCCCCCGTGCTCTTTGCGTTCTTCTGTTAAAAATTTCATCTGTGTAATCCGCGTTATCCGTGGTTAATTTTTCTCGTCACTCAACTCTCAACCCTCAACTCTCATCTAGTTGAGATATCCCGCCGCCCTCTCACACCTGATACACACTTCGCTTTCCGGCTCGCGCCGTTCGTCAGAGCGCCGCTGTTTGTCGCAGCACACGCATTTGAAAATCGCCGCGTGCACCACAACGACACCTGATGGCCACACAGGCCAGAACTTCGCTCTACGTTCGCGCGCAAAAGCCCTTCCGATCCGATCAACCACTTGAATATTTGCTCTCATTTTTCCTGTCTCCGTTCGCTCCGTTAAATTTCAGCGTTTTAGCTTTTTCCTTCCTGCCAAACCTCGCTCAGTTACACTTCCAGCGTGGATGCCAGCCCTAAAAGCAATTCGGATCGTTCTCCGGACGGTAGATCGCTTGTCAGTAGCTGGCCTCTTTGGATCGCTTTTGTCGTTTTTGTTTTGTACCCCCCTCAGCGTTGGCCCTGTTGTAAAGCTTTCTGGTTTCTGGTCCTCCAACAGTTTCAAAGGTATTATCTACAGACCCATCGTCACTGCGTGCCGCCACTCGCCTCAAGCGGCTCGTTTGTTCAATTGGTATATTCATGACGTTTGGCACGTACCTCATCTTGTCGATTACACTCCCTGACCTGTCCCAACTCCGTTTGCTCCTGTTAAATTTCAGCATTTCAGTTTTCAGCGTTTCAGCTTTTCCCATCGTCATCCGTGGTTAAAATTGCTGTTCTTCTCTCTGCGCTCTTAGTGCCTCTGCGGTAAATCTTGTTTTCTCTGTGCCTCCGTGTCTCCGTGGTAAATGTTTCAGCTTTCAGTTTTCATAAAATCGAATCGCTTCCGGCGATACATGCACTCCCCTGAACCAGTCCTTGAATTGCAGCCCCGCCAGGGTCCGCACCCGTGATACTGCCACGTAAGCCTGCCCAGGCTCACGAGCAGCCCTGATGTCCAGATAAGCGGAGTCCAGCGTCAGCCCCTGTGATTTATGAATCGTCATCGCCCACGCCAGCCGCAGCGGAAACTGCGAAAAGCTGGCAGCCTCTGGATCGTTCGAGTCATACCGCCAAGTGAACCGCTCCACCGGAATCACCTCCCCATTCGTCCTCACCCATATTCTTCCGACCTCCGACCTCAGACCTCCGTCCTCTACTCCCGTCGTCTGACCTTGCTCCTCGCTTCTTGCTCCTTGCTCCACGCTCTCGACGACCCCCATCTGCCCATTCACAAAAAGCGGTTCCCGTTTCCCCGAATCGTTCTTATTTACCGTGAACATCACCATGGCTCCCGGCTTCAGCCGCAGCGTCGCCGGCGTCAGAAGGTTCTTCGTCAGAAATTCCCGCTGATGCTCTGGTCCTCTCTGTTCCGCTTCCAAAACACTTTCCTCGCCTGGCAATTCCGAAAGCTGGAACGCGTTCCACTTATCCACCTGCACATTGTGTGTGAACAGTCGCGGCATTCCCGCAGGAGGAAAACTCCTGACGCGCGACTGAAGCAGTCGTGCCGTGTCTCCCCAAACTCTGCCGACACGAAACTCCGAAAGCGCTCGCACAAACGCTGGCTCATCCTGGCGCCGGACAATTTCCAGGGAAATTGTCTTAAACTCTGCCGCCTCCCACGCCTTCGACTGAAAGGCCCAATCATAAGGCTCGCTGTCGCCCCTGCGTACAGGCGGGAGCTGAAGGAAGTCACCCGTTGCAATCAACTGGCAACCGCCGAAGGGTTCATCCCGGCCGCGCAACCGTCGAAACAGGAATTCAACAAAATCCAGTTGCCTGCCCGGCAGCATCGAAACCTCATCGATCACCAGCAGCTCACACCGCTTCACTCGATGAAATCCAGCAACGATGGAGCGCCTTGGATCACGCCGCAGCACGTTGAAATACTCGTCGTTCGACTGTCCTGGCTGCGGGCCCAGCAGCATGCCGCAAAACCGATGAATCGTCATGCCGCTGACATTCAACGCAGCGACACCAGTCGGCGCCGTCACATCCACGCGCTTGATCGAGTCGCGAATAAACTGTCTCAGTGTCGTTGACTTCCCCGTGCCGGCCATGCCGGTCAGAAAGCAATTCCGTCCAGCTTGCGCCGCCGCAACGAACCGGTGTTCGGCTGCCACCGCATCATCCAGAACCCCACCGCAATTTTCCCAAAGTGTTTTCATAATCTAATCCCCGTAGCAGCCGACGTGAGGAGGCTCAAACTGTCCCCAACGGCGCAAAAGTCTTTCACCCAACCGGAAGGGCCTTGCAATTAAGCGGCGAAGCGCCAAATTCAGCACATGGATCCGGTTTACGGAACCGAGCACGAAGACCATAAACGGCTTCCAGTTGGGCTTCTTTGGATACCCGGATTCGTCCTTGTTTACCTCCTCAGCATCGGCCCAGCCGCCAGGTTGTGGCCTGACAAAGCCCCCAGATGTGTTGAGGTTTTTTATTTTCCAGTCATTTATTCCGCTAGGCTCTACGCGCCCTGTCAAAACGCTCTGAACTGGTACCTTTTCAAAGTTTGGCACGCCAACGAGTAGATTAAAGTTTCGCACCAACATACGTTTCAGCTTTTTAGTTGAGTTGTACTCCCCTCGGGCCTATTTCAGCTTTCAGCGTTTCAGTTTTCAGATTTTCCCGCGGGTCGTAACACTTCACATAACGCCACAGCTCCAACGCCGAATAAAAGGCCTCGAAGAAATGATCCGGTTCTCCGATCTCCGTGCTCCCTCCCTTGCTCCACACTTTCGTGTGGACCGGTCCTGGTTGCGCACTATCAATCACGACCGACACCAGGCCTGTCACGTTCTTAGCTCCGCTCGCCAGAATCGCTTGCCGATATCCAGCAAGCTGCAGCGGCCAGGTCTCATAAAACGCAGGCTTGGGTTCACCTTTGGGGCTTCGCTTAACCTTCTGCGTCTTGAAATCCACTACCGTCCAACCGACGTCTCGCACAAGCGCCACCATGTCCACCCGGCCGGCATAGCCGTGCTCATGATTAACGAACACCTGCTCGATGGCGGCCACGCGCTCCACATTCGTGTCGAACCACCGCACCCAATCATCCATGAACGCCAGCAGCCTAACGTCCTCAGGAAGTTGTTTGTTCAGCGCGTAAGCCTCGCAGGCCGCATGAATCGCTGACCCAAAGTCAGCAGCCTTCACGACCTGCTCGCCCATGTCCTCCACCACTCGGCGCGCGAATACATCGAGCGCCTCATCCGTGCGTCGCGGCAGCGTCAGCGCCGCCATGATACCTTGCTCGATTTTCCAAGCATCCAGCCCTGGCTTCGCCAGGACGCCCAACACATTCGTGACACTCGGCAGCGCCAGCACCTTCCGCGCATCACCGAGAGTCACAGGTCGGTTGCCCGAGCCATCCTTTTTTGCGATTCCATGAAAAGGCTGGCCATCTCGCAAATACCAATGACTCGCCGGTTGTCGTTCAATCAGAATCATAATTTCCTTAGGTAGCAGCCGAGGTAACGAGGCTCACTCATCATCCCAGTGCTTTTTTTTTTTACGCTTAACGCTCCACGCTCCCGGCTCCAAGCTCGTCAGCCGATCTGGGACCTGTCGCTTTTCCCGACGCCTCGCCCTTTTCTTGTGTATGGATCGCGCAATTCACGATCGTCCCTGCGTTCGCCACGTCACCCTTGACGCGCCAATCAACCGCCATTCTCGCAGCCTCCTTTAAATGCCTCGCCGCTTCCTTCAAATGCTCCAACAAACTCATGTGTTTCCCTTCGTTTTGGTTATGTTTCATTGCTTACCCACGCAGCCCGTGGCGAGAAGGAGGGGACCCGGTCCCATCACTCCATCTCTCCACCACTCCATTCCGCTTAATACGGCACGTTATCGTCCTGCTTTTCGCGCGCGCCCTGCCACCATTCCAGCGCTGCAATCAGCCGCCTGTCATCCGCCAGAGGCTTTGCATTCCCTTTCGCTGTCGGGAGCCAGTTCGCCACCAGCGCTTGCACCTGCTCAGCCGCCAGGTCACGCAGCTCGAGCCCCTTGCATTTGCCAACGTGAACCTTTACCGAAGCATGCTCGCTTCCAGCCTCCGCCGGCTGCTGCGCGTGCCGATACCCGTTGCCTGCTCCCTCTCCGCTCTGGGGAGAGGGCCGGGGTGAGGTGCTCCCATCTTTTGCCCGGTCTTTCCAGCGAGTGAACTTTCCCGAAGCCTTCAGCGGCTCGCCGGACTTATCAGGCGTGCAAGCAGCGATATTTGCGTAAACCTTTCCGTCCTTGTGCTGGTGTACCACCACCAGTTGCGCCGGCTTGCCGACCAGTGTCTCCGTATCGAAGTCCTCCAGTTCCGCCTTGGTCAAATCGCGTCCAAACCAGCCCCGCAGGAATTTCCGAAGGCTCGCCTTCTCATTCAGAGTGGGTGTGAAGTTATGCGACCAGACACCATACCGGCTGCCGTCTTCCTTCTCAGCATCCACCTCGAATACGATTTTGAACACGTTCCGCTCGCCGTATTGACTTTGTAGCTTACGCAACGGCGTCACGTCCACGCACACAGCCTTGCCGGTGAATTCCGGCGACGGCTCGAAGTCATTATTATTCTCTTTGATTTTCATTCTGTTTCTTTCTTGTTTGTTCTTTTGTTGTTTGTTGTAGGTAAGGCGTGCTGTCCTCAGCGCGCCTCACTTGTTGTTGCTTCTCCGGCCCACTCAGGCCGTTGAAATTGAAATCCCTTTTCCGGTTCAGTATTCCATCTTTCCTCTGCGCTCTTTGTGCCTCTGTGGTAAAGCGTCCGGCCGATTTCAGCGTTTCAGTTTTCAGCGTTTCAGCTTTTTCTTCGAAAAAATCCCCTCTGAGCAGCCGGAAAAACGTCTCCGCCTCCATCGTCACCAGCCAGGGCCGAAAGTTCCTCTTGTGCGCCACCATCGGAACCTTGCCCCCACAGTCACGACCCGCTTGGTCCATGGCGTCCTGGATGTTCAGCTTTTCAACCGCCTTAACCTCAAAGTGAATCCAGCGTAGTTGCTCACAAACCACATCCGGCGAATCCGCCGATCCCGAGAACTGCTGCCCGCGGCGCGCCTGGAAACCCTGCGCCCGCAGCTCATCCCGCCACTGCCTTTCTCCGCGTTTGCCTTTTTCTCGTGAGTTCATTTCAGCGTTTCAGAATTTCAACTTTTCCCATGGTCCCTTTGTCCTTTAGTCCTTTGCTCCGTAGTCTCTTCAGTCGCCCGTTGTCATACCCGAGCCGATAACTCAGCCACACCACCAGGGCGGACCAGAGCATCATCAGAAGTAGATATCCAAAGTCAGAAAGGTTCATTTTCAGTTATGGTTTCAGCTCTTCAGTGTTTCAGGGTTTCAACTTTCCTTTTTGAATGTGGCCGCATGAACCGCCTCTTCGAATCCGCCGAAGCCGCCACTAAATCCCGGACCACATACGGCAAATAGAACCGAACCAACCCCCCGCTCAGCCTCAAGCACGTCAGTTCCTTCCGCTTCACCATTAGGTCCACCAGGCTGACGGAAATCTTCAATGCCCTGGCCAGCTCATCCCGCGTTAGAAACAAGGCAGGTACACCCTCTCCGCTCTGGGAAGAGGTAAAAAGTGAGGTGCTCAAGTTGTCCATTTTTCCCGCTTCAGCTCTCAGCTTTCCATCGAGTGAACCTCGAGCTTCTGCCTCCGCTTTCTGCTTTCTGTTTTCCGCTTCGATCGTCATTTAACCCTCCCCGGATTTCGCGGAAAAACTGCGAAAAATGCTCCGAAAACTCACGTAAGACCCTGTGGCACAACGCGCCGCGAAAAATAAAAAAATCGCGGGAAAAATCGCGGAAGGAACGCCTTCGCAGGTTAGGGCCTTGAGGAAAGCGCCAACCAGCCGCGTCTTGCTATCATTGCAAAAAAGTGCTCACGTAAAAGGCCAGTACTCAAAGGACCTATGAACGCAAACAAACGATTGAGAAAAGGAATCCCCTCCGTGCTGGTTGTCCTCTGCCTCACTACCTTAAGTTTGCAGTGCGCCGACACGAATTCGCCCAATCAGCATGCGACCATCCTTGGTGAGAGTGTTCTTCGACTACTGGAGCTTCGAGATGTCGACCGCTTTGCCAATGACGTGGCAGTCAGCAACCAGCAGAACCGAAGACAGGCGTCGGACAGCGCCCGGCTGGTACTCGATCAGGCAACGCGCATGGGCCTGGACGCTTCCCGCGTACATTTTCGCATCAAGGAGGTCCTCGCCAAGGCAACTGGCACAGGCCAGAATCCGGACAGCAACGTCAAAGGGGACCTACTGCCCACCTCCTTTGGAATAAGAATCCTCCTGCTGGGAGAGCCTGCGCGCGATTCGCAATCCGACAAGCAGCTGCGCGGGGAATACGAGTTAGGCCTGGGCGGCGCGTTCGAGTTCCCCGACGGTTGGCGCACTTACGAAGGTATTCGATGGAGCCATTTGCCGGACGGCGTAGCCGATCAACGAACGAAGGAGGAGGTGCGCCTGGTTTCAAACATCGTTGCTCGTATCGGCATGCCGCTTCATGCAGCCGACGATCCAGCCTTCGCCGCGTTGGGCAACACGCTCATCCGTTTCCTTCGCGAGCATGATGAAAACATTTTCCTAAGCGAAACCATGCCTTCTCTGGACCAACGCTGGGAAGCATTGCTGAAGAAACTCACAGTCAATGGTGTCAAGGAGCTACCGACAAGAAAGGATTTCGAGGGCGCTTCGAAAATGTTTCGTGGAATCTTGCTGGAGTCAGCTCGCGGCGTGTTGGCACAAGCTGACGTAATCGGAGTTGACTTCGCGGGAGCCGAAATCGCACTCAAGGATGCGACTGCGGATTTCCCTTATATGCGCGGCGGGTATGGGTCGGTCGATGGCATCACGGCTCAGCCGCTCCGCTTCACATTGAGCGTAAAGTCTACTCAGAAATCAAAGGCCGGGCAGCCTATCGCTGGCGAATACACGCTTACCGCAGGTAGAGGTCAGCGGGAACAAGCCAGATGGACCATCGAAGATAAGATTCGATGGGAGAAATTCCCGGACGGCTTACTCGGACAGAAACAACTTGAGGACCTTGAATTTGAGAATTACGTGGCGGAGCACGGAGCACTTCCACCGGGGACGCCCGCTCCCGATGCCGAGTTCGTCCAACTGGACAATGAAGCCAAGCTCAAGCTCTCCGACTTCCGAGGCAAGGTGGTTGTTTTGGAGTGGTGGGCCACATGGTGCGGACCTTGCCAGGGACCGATGGCTGAACTCCAACCACTCCAAAAGCAGCATCCCGAGTGGCAGGATCGCGTTAAGATCATCGCGTTGAGCATCGACGACGGTTCCCGTGAAGCCCAGGCACACCTGGTGAAACGAGGCTGGACAAACACATTCAACGCCTGGGCCGGTCCAGGGGGCTGGATGTCTGCTCCTGCGAAGCAATTCCGGCTTCACGGGGTGCCGACCTGTTACGTCCTCGATGCCCAGGGCAAGGTCGTGCAGGCCGGTGATCCTCGCAACCTTGGATTGCCTAACGTCATTGCAGGTTTGTTACGATAGGGGTCAGAGTTGACTTCGGCACATCTCGGTTTCAATTCGCACGTCCATGGCGGGTTCTTCAGCTTTGTGTTGGCCATCTGCCCATCTGCGCCCTCAACATCTCCGCTAACTCCGCACTCAGATCCTCCCAGTTGCCCGCTGTCATGGAAAGCAGTCCATCCAAAAGATCTGAAAGCAGCCCAGGGTGATCCGTTGACTCAGCTTTTCCCAAAATAATATTTTCGTTAAGCCGCACCGTGTCCGTTCGCCCAACTTGCTTTCGCCAGCGCACTACATCCAGCATTCTCCTGTAAGCATCGCCACGTTCCGCCCAGGCACGCAGCATATCTCTCAAGGTTGAGTCTCCCATCCCAAGCGCCCGTGCCGCTTTTGAAATGTCTCCCTCCGCTAAGATCGTACAGAACGCCTGAAACGATCTCGGATCCACCTTCCGGGTGAACGCAAACAACCCATCCGCCAGCATCTTCTCCAGCCGCTGCTTCGCGCTCCTCAGTTCGCCAAAGTCTTTTCGCACCGCAGCAATTTCCTGATGAATGTTAAGCAGCGTTCCGCTGCCCGCCCGCAACGACGCCACGCGCCTCGCAAACTCCGCCAGCATCGGCTCAAGGCTCGCATTGCGCGTGAACACCACCCTCTCCGCCTTTGGGGGAGATGGCAGGGGTGAGGTGCTTTCGATTTCAGTTTTCTGCTTTCCCACTTTCAGCTTTTCAACACCTTCACTCTCCTTTTTGACCTCAAGCACCGAAGAAAGGGCGATGTGCGCGGCCCCTTGCGCTCGAGTAATCCCTTCAACTTCCGCTTCCCAGTTCCGCCCCGTTGCAGTCAACAGCACGAACGGCCCCTCACGAAGTGACACAAGCTTTGCCAATTCCCGAAGCAGAGCCTCCTTTCCTGCCATGCTCAGATACACCGGTGCAGCCACAGCTGCGTACACTCCAATTTGCCTAAGCTCCCGGCTGCAGTACGGCGAGCCATCCGGCTCTGCGAACCCAAGCGCCCGCCTGATCCCGTCCGCAAATTCCCTGAAGTCCAGCCCATAAAGCAGTATGTCCTTCGGCTCGAGGGGGAAGGTACTACAGTCAGAATCTTCGCACATGCACGTCGCGATCAGCCCGAAATCCGTGTCCTGAACCTCATGCCGGCACTCGCACTCTGGCCACGCCTTACACGGATACCAACCCGACTGCTCCCCAGTCGGTCTCAGCAATGGCTTCAGCAATGGCAGCGCCGACCCCAACGCCCACTCCCAATCCGCCATCACTCCATCGCCGAAAGACATGTATTGCAGCCCACCCCAAAAGTCTCCCTTCTTTACGCGCTTTTCGTGCTTCTCCAGCCAAATATCAGGTCCCGTCCACATATCAGTTTCCATTGATTTCCTTTCTCATTTTCTGTGTTTCAGTTTTTAGTTTTTTATCTTTTCGCTTTACCGACCTCTGACCTCCGACCTCTGTCTCTCGTGATTTGATTTGATTTGATTTCAGCATTTCAGCTTTTGTCTTATAGCGTTCCATACGCTCTCAACTCTCGATCCGGCTCCCTTCCCAATCGGGTGGCCCTCCGGGCAGGTCTGCGCCAATAGTTCGTTTCCACCGGCACGCTGATCCCTCCATTTTCATACCTGACTCCTAGCTCTGGTCTATCGGCTTCTGCCGGGCTCTTCTCGTTCAACTCCCTCATCCGCGGCAGCCACCAATCACTTGGCCTGCGGTGCCGGGGCGGCACACCCTCTGCGCTCTGAGGAGAGGGCCGGCCTGCCCGCCACAGTGCTTTCCCGACCGCTATAGTGCTTTCGACGACGGCGGTTGACGAAGGTGGGGGCGAGGTGCTCCTTCCATTCTTCACTCTCCGTTCTCCATTCTGCATTTGAAGGACCTCCGTCTTCGCATGAAACAGGTTTCCGCCTCTTTCCTCATCGCGCCCAACTTCTGAGTTCATCTTTTCATACCGCCTCCCTCTAAACTCAAACCGCGAGCCAACAGCTACTTCGCAAAACTTCATAATCATGTTTTTTTCCTTTTTTCTGTTTTCCCTCTCACTTCCGACCATTGATTTCAGTGTTTCAGACGTCAGCATTTCAGTTTTTCCCGAGCATCCTTTCTTCGCTCAGCGCCTCATCTTCAACGCAGTCGCTAATGAACGTCCGCGCCTTCAACCATTTTTCCGAGATCCCGCTGTCGCTGTCCCGCCCGTACAATGCCTTGTTGCACGGCACGATCGTCAAACGCCGCGCCCTCTTTGCTTTCCAGAATTTTATTAGGAAGGTCGCTCGCGTTATCTCCTCAACGTTTTTTGGCCAAGCCAGGTAACCCTCCTCAATTAAATGGAAAATGTCATCAGCCTTCCGAATCAGCACGTTCCGCGGACCTTTCCGGGTACAAAACTCCACCTCTATCAGGTTTACACTTTCAATGCCCGGAATGTCCCCACAAGCCAGACACGCGCGGCCATGCAGCAGCGGTGCCAGTGTGTACTTGGCTGTCCCTGGAAAGAAATCCTTCCGGCCAAACAGACACCCACCGAACAAACGCAGTAAGACGCGGCGTTCGAGGTCTGAACAACAATTGACGGCCATTTCACCTCTCCCCGATTCGTACTTCAGCAGATCATATTTCTGTGGCCGAAAGAATACGCTGGTGGGCTCGCCATTCTCCATCGCGCCCTCCCGCCGGCATGTCCCGCCATGTCGAATCAGGAAGCACCATTCAGGTCCTGCCTGATGGCAGAACACCCTCGCCCCCTTGCCACGCCTCCAGGCCATATAGAAGCCATTCAGTTTTTCCTCCAACGCTACTATTTGTTCCGTGCTCGGCCCGATGAAGGCGGGCAGAGGATCGGCATTCGTCGAGAAGTACCGGAAGGATCGCGGCCGTACCAACTCACGTGAGTTATACAGATGTTCCAACAGTTGCGGGTTTAGCAGCCACATCTTTACGGC